CAAAGTCAGAGTTCATTCAACGTTGCATGACCGATGACAAAATGGTAAATGAGTTTGAAAACACGGACCAAAGATTAGCAGTTTGTTCAACAAGTTATGAAGATAACCTATCCAAAAACACGAACGAAAATTGAGCCTAACATTAACCAGCGATTACTATATTGTATTTATGAATCCAAATAAACATAAGTCAGATTGGAACGCGCTCAGGTTAATCATGAAAGTAGCAGAAATAAACTACTGTGTTTTTATAGACTATGAAATTTATTCTTTAGAAATACACGCAGTAACAAAAGACGAATTCAACACGTATAAATATAATTCTAATTAAATGAAGTTAGTTAAAATAAGTGAGGTTAAACCAAACCCAAAGAATCCAAGAATAATAAAAGACGGAAAATTTCAAAAGTTAGTAACTTCAATAAAGGAGTTTCCTGATATGCTAAATAAACGCCCTCTAATCGTTTTTACTGACGTAGATAACAAATACGTAGTATTGGGTGGTAATATGCGTTTAAAAGCCTGTAAAGAGATAGGGTTAAAAGAAATACCTATTATAATAGCAGACGAATGGACTGAGGAACAAAAAAACGAATTCTTAATAAAAGATAATGTAGGTTTTGGTGAATGGGATTGGGATAGTTTAGCAAATGAATGGGATGTAGAACAATTAAATGATTGGGCTTTAGAAATTCCTAATTATAGTTTAGGTTTAGATGTTAATAATATGACAGAAGAAGATATTGACATTGAAGAAGAATTTGACCCAATAGGAGTTAGTTCAGGATTAAGAAGAATATCTGTAATTTTTGATGATGATAATGAAGCTGAAAAATGGTTATTAGAATTTAATTTTCATTCTAAATTAGAAAAAATTGGTGCGTCATGGAGAATTAATTATAGTAAGAAATTAGGAATGTATGAGTAATAAATTTCCAATATATATAATTTCTAAAGGTAGATATGATAAAACACTAACAGCAGATATGTTTGAAAAATCTTCAATAAATTATTTAATTGCAGTAGAACCACAAGAATATGAACAGTATTGTAAAAAATTAGGTATTAATAGGGTTTTAAAATTACCTTTTTCAAATTTAGGATTGGGGAGTTATCCTGCAAGAAACTTTTGTTGGGAACATGCCAAATTAAATGGATATAAATATCATTGGTTATTTGATGATAATATAAGACACATCAGAAAATGGATTAATGGTAAAAAACAAATAATAAAAAATATCTTAGAATCATTGAACTATATAGAAAATTATGTAGTTATTGGTGGTTATGAATATGCCACATTTAGTCAAAAAGTTCCTTTAAGACCTTTTAAGCATAATTGTCATGTATATTCTGCAATGCTAATAAAAAACGAATTAACATATCGTTGGAGATTAAAATATAATGAGGATGTTGACTTATGTTTGCAAGTATTACATAATGGTGGTACTACAATAGCTTCTGTATATTACACGCAAGATAAAGTATCAACAACAGTTAAAATGAAAGGTGGAAATCAAGATGAGTTATATAAAAATAATGCAAAGGAAAAGAAAATTTTAAAAGCAAAAATGCTTGAATCTGTATGGCCACAATATGCAAAAACAGTAATTAGATTTAATAGACCACATCATTTTGTAGACTGGAAAGTATTTAAAAAAAAGTAACTATATTAAAAAGAATAATTATATTTACAAAAAACAATTATGGAAATAGGTCAAAAAGTTACTTGGAAAATAGATGAAAAAACTTATGAAGGTTTATTTATGCAAATAACTAACAATGGAAAAGCAGAAATTATTTGTTATTTAATGAATAATATTAATTGTCGTTTAAGAGTTTTTGTAGAACTTAATCTTTTAAAATAAACAACGAATAAACAACGTACAATGGCATACGATAAAAAAAAGATATACGAACAAGCAAAAGAAATGATTGTTAAACACCGATTGTTTTTTTTTGATGATATTATAGCCTACCTTCCTATTTCCTCCAGTACATTTTACGCTTGGGAAATGGAAAAATCGGAGGAGCTAAAAGAATTATTAAACCAAAATAGAACTGAATTAAAAGTTTCAATGCGTTCAAAATGGTATAAGTCAAACGCACCAGCTTTACAAATGGCGTTAATGAAACTGATTGCTTCACCTGAAGAGTTACGTAAATTGGCAATGAACCACACGGTAACCGAAGAAGCTGAAAAACCTATATTTAATAAACTTGATATAGATGTTGACTAAAACAACAGCGCAGAAAAAAATAGCACAATTAAAAAAAAGAATTAGAATTATTCAGGGCGGAACTTCAAGTTCGAAAACGTTTACAATACTTACTTTTTTAATTCAGTACGCTATTGATAACCCGAACAGCGAAATATCGGTAGTTGCTGAATCAATACCACATATTAAAAGAGGAGCATTAAAAGATTTCATAAAAATAATGCGGTGGATAGGTAATTTCAACGAAGGTAATTTCAACCAGTCAAGTCTTACATATCGATTTAATAAAGGAAGTTACATTGAATTTTTTAGCGCAGACCAACCCGACAAATTAAGGGGTGCAAGGCGTGATATTCTATTTATAAACGAATGTAACAATGTTAACTTTGAAAGTTTCCAGCAGCTTAATATTAGAACAAAGAAATTTGTTTACTTAGATTTTAACCCTACCAGCGAATTTTGGGTACATACTGAACTAAAAGACGAACAAGACAGCGACTTCTTAATTCTTACCTACAAGGATAATGAAGCTCTTGACAAGTCAATTATTGACCAAATAGAAAAGAATCGCGAGAAAGCATCTACAAGCACTTATTGGGCTAATTGGTGGCGTGTATATGGATTAGGTGAAATTGGAATGTTAGAAGGCGTTATATTCAGCAACTGGAAACAGATTGATAGTATTCCAAGTGATGCGAGATTGATAGGAATTGGACTTGACTTTGGATATACAAACGACCCCACCGCAGCAGTTGAGGTTTATACATGGAATGGTAAGCGAATACTGAATGAATTAATATATAGAACAGGAATGTTAAATAACGATATTGCCAATGTGCTACCGTATAGCGTTCCGATATATGCTGATAGCTCAGAGCCTAAGTCAATAGAAGAGATTAGACGCTACGGAAAGACGATTAAAGGCGTAACAAAAGGCAAGGACTCAATAAACTTCGGAATTCAAATAATGCAAAGCCAAGAATACTTAGTAACGTCAAACAGCACTAATCTAATCAAAGAATTGCGCGGTTACATTTGGGACACTGACAAAACTGGCGTTCGTTTAAACAAACCTATTGACTTTAATAACCACAGCATTGACGCAATCCGTTACCACGAAATGGAAGTGTTGGGAGTTAACCCGCATTACGGACAGTATTTTATTCATTAATTTACATAAATGACAGATGACCTACCGTTAATGGTGCGCATAGTTGAGAAATTCATCTTAGAAAAGAAAGGTATTCGCATAAAAATAGTATTTGATGACCCTATGAAAATACGAATCCACACAAAAATGTTAGGCCAGGCCTTCGATATTGCCTTAGCTTACTACAATTATCAAATATAAAGTTATATAAATATGAAAACGGAAATAGTAATTCCAACAACGCTTAGTGAGATACCATTAATGAATTACCAAAAGTTCATGAAATTGGTTGAGGGTTCAAACGATGAAGAGTTAATAGCACAAAAATCTATTGAGATTTTCTGCGGTTTAAATATGAAAGACGTACTCAAAATAAAATGGAGTGATGTTGTTGGATTAGCTAATCATTTTAACGAACTATTCCAGCAAAAGACGGATTTCAAAACCACGTTTAAAATACAAGACATGGAGTTCGGTTTTATTCCTAATTTGGAAGATATGAGTTTCGGTGAATATGTAGACTTAGATCATAATATTGGCAAGGTTGAAACATTTCACAAAGCAATGGCAGTTCTTTACAGACCGATAACCAAAAAAACGAAACAAGGCACTTACGAAATAATGCCTTATTCAGGAACGGATGAATTTGCTGAGTTAATGAAATACACTCCTTTGGATATTGCTATGGCAGCATCGGTTTTTTTTTATCATTTAGGAAACGACTTAGTTCAAGCTTCGCTTACCTCTTTGGAAGTGGAGATGAAGAAGAACAAGGAACTCAACACGACT